CTTCAACTGGTCCTCGTACAGGTACATGAAGTTCTTCAAGTTGGTGAGGCGTTCCTTGTCGGCCAGGAACTTTCCGAGGTCCATGTAGAAACGAGCACGGGATGCCGGGGCGGTGTTCAAGATGTTGAATGTGCCCATTGCGCCGATATTGGTGCTGAACTCATTGCGGTTGCACCAGCCATCGCGGTCGGCATCCACTTCAATCTCGCTGCCGAAAACGAACTGGGCCTTGTCCGCGTCCCAAATACCGAAGCAGATGCGGCCCTTGCTCATGCGGCGGACGGTCCAGTGGTCGCCGAGGAAGTCCTTAATCCAGGTTTTCATCATTTCCTCGCTGACGGCCTTCGTTGCGTCGTACTGGCGGCAGAGCAGGTCCTTCTGCTCCATGAGCCTGGTCTTGCGGGCTGCGCCCTCCTCGGTTGCGTAGTAGGCGTCCGTCTTTTCCTTGCGCTCGTTCTCCGCCTTCTGCTCCTCTATGATTTTGGGGAGCCGGGCCAGGCGGTTCTTGAGGTTGATTTCGTATTCGTTTTCAGCCTCACGATAGAAGCTGCTGGTGGGTTCCTTCGGCTCCTCCCCGCGCAGGGCGCGGAGCTGGTTTTCAAGTTCGTAGATTTGAGCCAGGAGCTTTTCTTTGCGGGTGGTGATGTTGAGTTCCATAATGCGTGTCTTTTAAGAGGTTGATAATTGATTTCGATTTAGTTGAATTTGATGTTGTAAACAGGGCCGTTCACGAACTCCCGGAAGGTGTTGTAGTGTTCCGAGTAGTCCTTCCCGCGCAGGGAGCGGCAGAATACGTTCCCGCGGCCGTACACAATGTCAAAGAAGTGCTTGATTTTCATAGCCAGGGATTGCATCATCCGGGTCTGCTTGTCCCACATGGGCTTCAGCTCGTCGTAGGTTGCTCCGTCCCGGTAGGCGTCACAGGTTTCGTCAATCAACTTGTCCAGTTCCTTGTCGCCGTCGGCGATTGCCTGGGCGTACTCTCTTTCGGCGATGTGCTTGCGGGTGGCAGCCATCAGTTCCTCAATTCTTTCGGGGGTCCATTTCGTTTCCATAATTGCGTGTCAGTTAGATTTGTTATTGTATTTCCTATCGTTCTTTCTTATCTTTGTCGTGTTAATTTTGCCTTCGCTACTGCGAAGTTAAACATAATTTACCGTAAAAACAAATTTTTTTACCGTAAAGTTTTATTTTTTTGCATTTATGGAAGATTCTCACGCCGAAAGGCTGAAATTCGTCGTGCGATGGCTGGCCGTCGCCCTCGGAAAAACCCAGGCAGATATCGCCCGCGAGTGCGGGTACGATAACAGCACATATTTCTCCCAGCTATTGAACGGGCGGAAGCCCATCGCGGCCTCCCTGGACGAAAAAGTGGCAGCGCTGCACCCGGACCTCAACGTGGAGTTCCTGCGCGGGAACTCGGACAGCATGTTTATCCCAGGCGCCTCCCAGCCGGCGATGCCGGCCCAGGCTGCGCCGCCGGCAAAGAAGCCCAGGCCGGAGGGCGTGTTCATCCCCGCGGAACTGGTGCAGATGTTCACCGACCTGTCGGCCACGGTGCGCAGCCAGCAAGAAACCATCCGCCTCCTGGTCGGGAAAAAAGGTGTTGCCGCCGATGTGGCAATGTGATAGACATAACTCCAATCCTGCACCATGACTGAAACAATCACGGACCGCTGGTTCCAGGCGTACAGCGACCTCACCATGACCGGCCGGGTGTCCCAGCGGCAGATGTGCCGGGAGCTGGGGGTGGACCGGCGGAACTTTGCCGCCCAGGCGCACGACCACAGCCGGCGCATCATCCGGCCGGAGTGGCTGGCGCACCTGGTGCTGAATTATGGATGCTCCGCAGACTGGCTCCTCACGGGCCGCGGATGGCCCTGGGGAGCATAAGAAAAGCGCCCGGCCCTCACGGGCGGAGCGCTTTCAGCATTCATGGAAGCATTTGAATATGATTCACTGCCAAAGGTAAAAAGAATTTACCTAATTGTCAAGGCTGTATATCCCGATTTTTCGCATTTATCATTTCGACCAGGCTCGCCTTCATTTCATCGTCTATCGTGCGGTAGCGGGCAAAAGCGCGGCTCCCCTCGCTGTGCCCGGACATGGAGCCGATAAGGTTCGGGTCCGCGACCTGCTTATAGAGGTTCCCGATGAACGTCCGCCGGGCCAGGTGGGAGGAGGCCACCTCGTTCAGCGGCTTCTTTACCTCCTCCCGCGTCACCGGGTCCAGCACGGCCACGGGCCGGCGGAGCCTGGCGGCCAGGAAGGCCCTCTTGATAGCCTCGTTGTACTTCTGCGGGCTGATGAACGGGAGCAGCCTGTCGCCGGCGAACTCCGCGTACCTGGTAACTATTTCCTCCGCCGTCTTGTTCAGCGGCACGCGCACCACCACCGGCCGGTCGTCCCGCGTCTTGCGCGGTATGTAGGTCAGCACGCCGTCCACTATATCGCCCTTCCGCAGCTTCACCAGGTCCCCGACGCGGCAGCCGACCAGGCACTGGAAAACGAAGATGTCCCGCTGGGCCGCGACGGCCGGGTGCCGGCGCAGGTCCGTTCGGTAGAGCCGGTCCCGCTCGTCCAGGGTGAGGTAGAATGGCGTCCCATAGACCGCCGTCCCTACCTGGTAGCCACGGAACGGGTCGGTCTGGCAGAGCCCCCTCTGCTCCATCCAATGGTAGAAGGCCCGGAACACCTTAATATAATCAATGATTGCGTTCTTCCCCCTGGGCTGCTCCGTCGCCAGGAACTCCTTGAAGGCGTCCAGGGTGCCGGCGTCCACCTGGTCCACGGCCAGCACGGTCCCGCGCATGGCCTCAAAACGGCGGAGGGCGCCGGCGACGACCTTGTAGCGCTTCCGACGGACCGGGCTCACGTCCTGGGACCGGCTGAACTCCCCGAACAGGTCAAAGAAGCCCAGGCGCTGCGCCGGCTGCTCCGGGTGGTGGAACCGTTCGACCGCAGCCTGCATCCACTCCCGGCTGACCTGGCCCGGAGGCGCGGCTAGGAATTCATCTATAAGGTAGCACTCCAACGACGAAAGGCGCTCGGCCGTTTCCCGGAGCGCCGCCTGCTCCTGGGTGCCCAGGCGCGGGATAACGACGGCCCCGTTCTTCCACCTGGCCGGCGGGACTGCGATGTGGCTGTGCAGGCGATAGACATGTTCCCGCCCGCCGACAAAGCGGAGCAGGATTTCGGACTTCCCGCGGGCATCCACCCGGCGGGATAGGGAAGCGGTGATAGTAGGCATGGCTCCATGAACGCGTATCTGGGACAAAGATACGCATTTTTGTCACCCGATTGTCAATTTGATTTCAACCTGGCGCAATCGCCCGCAATCGCCCGCAATGGGCGCACCCAGGCAAAAGCGGGACCAGGCATGCACGGCGGCGCGAAAGTGGCTGTATCACGGCGACAGGGCCCTTTGCCGGCTTGCAGCGGGTGTGAGCCCTCGTGGGGCTACACCACCGGCACGCCGGCCCGCTGAATTCCAGCGAGTTGGCGTTTCCGTTTCCGGGAAATTGTCACCCGGTTGTCAATCTAATCCGAAACTGATGAAAAATGCCCCCCAGGGCACCGGGCCCCAGGGAGCAAGACACGCAATTTGGAAACGGCGTTTCCGGCTACAAAGTTAGTCAAAAATTCCTTCCCTGCAATGGTCGCAGGCCAGGTCACACAGCAGGTCGGCCACCTGCTCGGTGATATCGCCGACAAGGTATGCCAAATCCTCCGAATACAGGTCCATCCCCAGGTCCGCCGCGATGGCGACCGCGGCATGGACTATTTCGTGGACGGTCGTATTGACCCACGACGCGCCGGAAGCCTGTGGTCCGACCCATGTGAGGGCGGAGCGCCGGAATCCGTTGGAAAAGGTGAAGCCGCAGTTTGGGCCGGCATCCATCAAGCTCTCCGCCTCCTCCATCACGTCCGCCGGCGCATCGTAGGAGCGCAGGCACGCCAGCACTCCGTCGCGGTCGTTGCGCCGGTAGGCGAACAGGAAGTCCAGGGTCCAGCCCCGGACGCGGATAGCCCGGTGTATCATATCATGTCCTCCCAGACGATTGGGACGCCCTTTGCGTTGCAGTCCGCCAGGAAGCGGGAAAACGCCATCCCGTCGTAGCCGTCCGGGTCGTCCAGCTCGTCCTTGATTGCGAGGGCCAGCTGGTCCTCGTTCTTGACGGAGCTTCCCCAGCGGTCGGCGACAATCATGTTTGCGATATAGACAAGGTCGTGCCCCCTGGCGGCCCGGAAGTCCACCTCCCGGTCGCGCAGTAGCTTTTCCACGGCCTCTTTGTCCATCATCCGCATCCGGCCGCCTCCCCTGGGCTCCATGTGTTCCACGGCCCAGTGGGCCATCGCCGGGGAGAAGTGATATCCGTAGTGGCTCAAATAGGCATCCAGCCCGGCGGGCCGAATGTCGTAGTAGTCCAGTCGCGCCATCGCCTGCAAGGATTAACGGTATCGGCCCATGCTGTCACGGCGTTCGCCGTAGCCGCCGCCGTAGTGTTCGCCATAGCGCTCGCCGTAGCGCTCGCCGTAGCCCTTGTCGTAGTCCCGTTCGTTGTAACGGCCATCGCCGTCACGGTCGCCACGGGTGCCGCGCTCGCCGTACTGGATGCGCATCTTTTCGGAAAGCTCCTCTATCTCGCGGCGGCCCTCCTCAATCATCTGCATCGCCTTATGGAAGCGGTCTGCGTCGTTTCTTTCGGTGAAGATAACCATGTTATTTGTCCTCCTTTTGTTTTGTGTTCACGGCCGCAGAGAGCATCCCGACCATCTGGTCGAACTTCCCGCTTATTTCCGCCAGCTGGGATTCCAGCCTGGATATCTTTTCGGCCTGCTGCGCTTCCAGTTGCCGCTCCGGGTTCAACTGCATGATAAGGGCCGGCGCTTTCTGCACGACCATTTCATGGAACGGCCTCTGCGCGAGGAACTGCTTGGAGGTGTTGCTGGCGGCCTCCACCTCGCGGGTGACGGCCATCCTGTCCGGGCTGATGTACCAGCCCTTCTCCGGGTAGTTCGCTCCGGGGCTGTTTACCGGGTATTCCACCGACGTCGTTTCGTTTCCGATGGATATGGTAAGGTCCACGACGAAGCCCTGCATCCCCAGGGCCGGGTTCGTTTGCGCTGCTTTCGATACGTGTGGCTGCGATACGTTGAGTACGTTCGCCATCGCCACCGTGAAATCCTTGCGGTTAAAGACGTAGAGGGTCGCACCTTGCGCAATCTGGGATGCCCCCTGCGGATGTCCTGTGAACATGTGTTTTCTTGTGTTTGGGTTGATGGATTAAGTCGTAGCCGGGGCCAGGGGCGAAATGAGCTGGAACAGGCCGTTGAACCAGTCGAACCAGACTACAATCACGCCGGCGCCAGCCAGGTCGGCGGCCGTTACGTTCGCCCCGCCGAAGAACGTGAGGTTACGGGTGTTCCCGTTCAAGGCGAAGCGGACCGGCAGGGTGCCGGTCGTCCCGTCCGGGATGGCCGAAGTGATGCGGATGGCAACAGCCCCGACCTTCGGGATGCGCCGGAGGCCGAGCGCGAAGTCCACGGAATCCTCCGTCACCGAAATCCCATTGGTGGGGAGGTACGGGACGCCGCTGACATTCGTCGTTACGTTTACATTCATTCCGAACATGGCGCGGCCCTCCCGTTAGAAGTTGAAGCCGTTTGCTCCGGGGCCATAGAAGCCGTTGAAGCCGCCCTGGTAGTAGCCTCCGCTCACATAGGGCGTCGTGTTCACAGCGGCCAGGTTCGGCCATTGCACGGGCACGGTCTGCGGCTGCTTCGCGGCCAGCTCCGTCACCTTCTGGTCCAGGACGGCGAAGGCGCTCATGAACCGCTGCGTCTGCTCCGCGTTGTCGGCCTTGCTGCGTAGCTGGGTAATGAGGTCGGCCTGGGTGTCAATCTTGCTCTGCATGTCCCGTTCGCGGGCGTCGCAGAACTCCTTGACCATCGTCGTTTTGAGGTCGGCGATGGAGCCGGTGATGGCGGCCGTGTTGCGGTCCGCCTGGCTGCCGAGCTGGTTGGTCTGCTCAATGGTCTGGATGCGGTTCTCGTAGCCCTGGGAGGTGACGAGGAGCTTGTTTTCGCAGCAGCACTGACACAGCTGGGAGGCGAGGGCGGAGTTGCCAGACTGGATGGCGTTCACGACCTGGAGGCCGGACATGCCCACCTGGGAGCCCACGTTCTGGATTGCGAGGTTCAGCGAGGCGATGGCCGAACGCACCTCGTTCACGTCGGCGTTTAAGGTGCTGGCAAGGAGCCGCACGTCCGCGTCGGTGCCGCTGATGGCGTTCATGATAAGCTCGCGGCCGGTGTCGTTGCTGATTTGGTTGGACAGGAAGCCCGCGCCGGCTGCGTTACCGTTGCCGCCGAACAGGCCGCCGAGGCCGTTGTTGTTGATAAGGGCGCCCAGCAGGAAGCCCAGGATGCCGCCGCCCAGGCCGGCACCACCGAAGCCGCCGAAGCCGAGCCCGCCGCCGCCGGCGAGCAGCCACGGCCAGACATTGTTCCCTCCCCAGCCGCCGTTCTGCGAGGCGAGCATCAACGGGAGGATGTTGTTTCCCTGGTTTTCGGGAATGTAGGTTACATCTGCCATAATAGATAGATTTGTGGTTAAACGATACGGCAAATATCGCCACCCGCCAGGGGCCGCGGAAATGTGTGCCAAAATAGTCCTATCGTGTTGGTTTTCCGTCGTGTTTTGTCCACCTGGCTGGCACCCTTTTACGGAACTCCGCGAAGTCATAGTACACCCGGCGCTCCGGGGCCGGCAGGAGGTTCCGGCTGATAACGTGCCGGACGTTCGTTTCGGGCTGGCCGTAGTAGCCCGCCAGGTCCCGGACCGTTGCGCGGATGCCGCCCGCGTCGCAGATGGCCCGGTGCAGCACGGCGGCGTCCTCCGCTGTCAGCTGGCCCGTCCTGGCTTTGTGTGCCAGCATCCCCAGCCAGTCGGCCAGGGCGTCGCGCATGGTAATTTCATTCCTATCCATGATAGATAATTGCTATTTCCGCATCCGCCAGGATGGACTACCTTTGTAGCCGGCGGGCGGATGCAGAACGGCGCACCACAAAGGACTAATCCTTCGTAGTGCGCCTTCTTATCGCTGGGGAGTGATAGAGAGTATTCCGAGGGAGCGCAGCGGCTGGCCTATCCGAACAGGCCGGCCGCCTTCCGTATCAGCCGGAGGAGCTGTTTCCGCCAGCCCACGGCGGCCAGGGCCAGGAGCCACCAGAAAGCCCCGATTTTGAAACGTCGCCAGCCTTTCAAGGGTTGCTCTACCTTGACCTCTTTCGTTATGATTTCGGCCCTTTCTCGCGTGTTCTTTACCTCCGAAACAAGATACCTTTCCGGGAGCTTGACAGGCTGTGCCAGGCGCCCAGGCTTGTTCCAGAGGTTATGATGCAGGAAGCCGTCCGCGCCCACCCATGCGTCGGAAGCCGCGACGGAGGTTTCACGGTGGGAGGTGTCGCCGACGTGAACGATGGCCTGGTCGGCCTCCAGGGGGATTGGGACGTAGATTGTCGTGTCCCTCCACGCCGTGCTGTCCCTGTACTCCGTTACGGTGTCCGTGACGGTCACGATGCGCTCCCTGGGACGGAGGAGGCCGCAGCCTGGGCACATGGTGAGAGCCATAAGAAAGATTACGATAGTGTCCAGGCCCAGGCCGCGGTGATGGTGTACTCGCGTCAGCATCGTATCACTCCTCCAAGTTTGTCGGCCCAGCGCTCCGTATAGAATTGATAATAGTCGCGCCGGCCACCAGGGCGCCAGACGGCCGCCCACAGCAGGGAAGGCAGGCCGATTGCGAGCAGGTAGAACGGGCCCAGGAAAAGGGACTGCCAGTAGTGGCCCAGTTCATGGGCTTCCGTCCGGCCATTATAGTCCTTATAACAAGATGCGACAATGAGGTATCGGCCCAGGCTTATTCCGCCGCGCATCCGTGACGCATAGAACAGCCGTGCCCTCGGCATCGCATCCCCGAACGGATAGGACTGCTCCGGGCGCAGCACGGCCACCAGCAGCAGCCCGACGAGGTTCTGCGGCAGCTGCCACAGGTACAACAGGATAGACAGGATTGCTTTCATCGCTAGCTTTTAAGGTAGTCCTTGACGCCCTCCACAATCACGTCCGCACAGGCGGCTTTCGCCGCCGGCGTTTTCAGCCAGTCCACGTCCTTGTGATTGTCCTGGAAGAAGTTCTCCACCAGGACGGCGGGCATGTAGGAATTTTTGATAATGTAGAAGTCAGCCTCAAAGTCGTGGCCCAGTGGCTGGCTGGAATAGGTACGAACCGACAGCGGAGCCCGGAACTCGCGGACCGCCCGCTGGTAGATATACTCCGCCAGTGTGTCCGCCTCCGTGATGCCCTTTGTCGTGTAGATGGCCCAGCCCCTCGCCAGCATCCACCGGCCGCCGTCGCCGGCTGCGTTGTTATGGATGCTGACAAGGATGGAGCCGCGCTTGTCGAAACGGTTCGCACGCCGGCAGCGCTCCGCCAGCGGCACGTCCCGTTCCTCCGGCACCAGGAGGCGGGCGTCGTAGCCCTGCGCCTGCAACAGGTCGCACACCATGCAGGCCACCTCCCGCGCCCAGGCATACTCACGGAAGGAACCGTCCGGGCTGCGCTTCCCAGGCGTTTCCTTCCCATGCCCGTTATCAACCAGGATGACCGTCTTATTTGCCATAACTGCCCTCGTCCTTCTGGTAGTCACCCTCGGCCTTCCTGGCAAACGTCCCGTCCGGGTTCCGCGCCTGGCTCTTTGCGTTCTCCCCGCGCCGGCTGGGGATGCTGTCTGGCGCCAGCTCGCGGAGCGCGCTGCGGAGCTTCCTATTCTCCGCTTCCAGCTCGTCAATCCGTTCGTTCTGCGCGTCCTTCTCCCCCTCTAATTGCTCCACCTTCTCCTGGAGTTTCTGGATGCGCTGGGTGAGGTCCTCAATGATGGGCTTGTAGGCTTTCTCCACCATCTTTTCGATGTTTTCAATCTGGTCCCCCTTTGCTTCCGCCTCCGCTTTTGCCGCGCCGGCGTTCTCCTGGCGCTTCTTTGCACGCCAGCCGATGATGCTGCCGATGCCGCCGCCGCCCAGGGCTGCGACTACGGTCGTGATGATTGTTTCAATGTCCATAGCTTATTCTTCTGGGATTGTGATGTGTTTGCAGACCGTTCCATAATCTCCCTTTGAAAGGATATACAGGTACGGGGAAGTGGATGAGTAGGACCAGCCGGAAAGTGTGACCTGGCCGGCCAGCGCCTCCTCCGCGGTCACCGGGTGGAACTTACTGGCGAATCCGCTGACGCCCGTCCGTTCTATAGATACAGGGGTGCCGCCCACCGAGCTGAACGTTACCTGCAGGCCTCCATCTACGACGGCCGCGCTGATGTTGATTCCGACGACCTCAAAATAGGTGTAGTCGGTCGTGTCCGTTCCGTCCGTGAGCCTGGCCCGGTATTTCCCCGGCTGAAGGTTCATGGACGTCAAGTCAACGGCCACCCAGTCCTCGTCGTCCACGTAGATGCCGTCCGGCTCCATTTCGCTGATGTCAATCGTCTGCAGCAGCTCGCCGTCCTTGTACAACTCTACTCCTGTGTAGGTGCCAGCACGGCGGGCGTTCAAGACAATCTTATCGCCGTCTGCGAAGGATGCGTAGTCGCCGGCAAATGTCATGATGTCCTCGCAGTAGGGGAAATTGAAGGGGAGGGCTCCGAGCTGATATTGACTATAGTTCGGGAGTGCTGGCGGCTCCGGCACGTTCTCCCACCCGTTCCACCGGCGCAGCTTCCCGGACACGTCCGAAAGCCTGGTATTGAATTGCTCCGGCGTGTAGAGTGTGCGGTACGGGTACGGGGTGGACATTTCAGCGACAACGATGAACTTCGTAGCGCCGAACTCGTCCAGCCATATATCGCTGATGATTGTGATGTGACCGTCACTCCACATGAAGTCCAGCGGGCGCACCGTTTCGGCGGAGGGGTTGGACACTGACGAAAGTCCAGGAATCACGACATTGTTATAATCCCGCGACAGGTAGAGTGTATCAAGGCCCATCACCCAGGCCGTGAAGCCGGAGCAGACCTCGCCATAGTAGCAGCGCCGGTTCCCGGTCGTGTAGGACAGCCCGTATTTGCTCACGTTGTTTTGGAGCTCCTCGGTGTATAGGAGGCTCCTCTTGTTCTTTGTCGCGGTCTGGAAGGTTCGGATGCTGACATTGTTCGGGACGTATTTTCGCGTTTCTGCGACGTCCGAATACGGGACACCCATTATGAGCTGTCCCTGCCTGCAGAAATAATTATTCGCCACGTTCTGCCCGTAGCTATCCGGCACCTTTGCCAGCGGAACCCATGTGAGGTTCTGCAGGTAGTCAATCCTGCGGAGTGCGACGTCGTAGTTCGGCAGATTGGACGGGACCCACCTGTGCAGGCCGGCGTCCGCCAGGTTCACAAACGTCGTAATTACCGTCGCGCCTTCCGGGATATCGTTCCCGTCGGACCTCTTAATGACCACACGATAGCCGTACTGCTGCAGTGTGCGGCCGGTGGACATGAAGTCACGCCAGGAACGGATGGATGCGTGAAAGACGTCCGGGTGGATATACTGGTATGAAACCATGCGGCCGGCACGGTCAAACAGGTGCGCGGAATCAACCACATATCCGTCCGCGAGCTTGAGGTAGAACGGGCCGAACAGCGCAGCAGTCGTGACGTATTTCGCGTCCTCCACCACGACGCCCTCGTCGCTGATGTAGCCGCCGGCCAGGCTGGGTGTCAGCCCTGTGATGTTCTGGGCTGTCGCGTCTGCCTCGTCCTCGGCGATTTCGTCAATCCTTGCATCCATCACGTCAAGTCTGGAATCAAGGGTCCCGGAATCCCTTTCCAGTTTGAAAATCCCTTCGCCCGTTGACAAGATGCCCCAGAAATAGGCGGCGCCCTCCGGGATGGCGATTGTTTTCACGGTGCCTGGGCTTGACGTCTTGAGCAGTGTCTGGATAATCTTCTTATCCGCGTCAAGGAAAGCGGAGCCGGCTCCGACGGAGGAATAATTCTGGTAGTAGGTGATTTTGTTCCAGCCGGCCAGCGGAACCTCAAAATTCAAGAATAGTGTACTGCTATCCCATGGAGCCGCTGAAATGCTTTCTCCTACATGGCCGCTCACTTTCCTCTGCCCGTAGCCAGCAAACGGGAACAGGCCGGCAGCGGAAAAATCAGCTGCGTTCGCAGTGATGGCGGCACCATGCAAATCCTTCTTCAAGTCAAGGACTGCGCCATCAAGAACTCTATCCTTGTAAACAGGCGCCTTCACTAATTTGACATACGAGGAATCCGTGTTGTTGACGTTGTATGAATAGATAAGGAATTTCGCATCCGTCGGGATATATCTACGTTGCGTCGCGCTGTCCGAAGATGTGCGGCTGATTCTTGCTACGAGCATCCCGTTTTCATCCACCATGCAAGAGCCATAGTAGGAGGAGGAGCTGTACTGGTATATCTCCACATAATCATATCCTTCAACGGGGATTTTGACGTTCTTGTAGTTTGCTCCCACCAGTACGGCCACATCGTCCAGATTGGTTGCGTGGAGACTGACCTGCCCCGTTTTCAGTTGCTTTCCGTCCTTATAATGGTCGTAGTCGTCAAAGTCGGCCATCTTGAGTGTCAGCTCACCCGTGAGGTCCTTGTTGAACTGGCGCCCTACCTCGGCAGACAGGGCCGCCGCCGCGCCGCCCTGGGTGCGGTTGTTCACCACCTCCAGCTCGTCGGCTGCGCCCTGGTAGCCGCTGTTTCCCTGCTCTCCCTTGATGCCTGTGATGCGGATTACCAGGGCACCGTCCACGATGGATGATTCTGCGGCCGGCGTCCCCGTAGAAGAATCAACCGTGACCGCGACGGACGTAACTCCAGCCGGCCCGCGTTCGCCCGGCTGGCCCTGGGCGCCGGTGTCGCCCTTGTCGCCCTTCGGGCCCTGTGGCCCACGGTGGATGTCCACGATGTCCTTCGCCTCCTCGGTGGCTTTGATGCAGGCAGCCAGCACACCGTCCAGGATGGAGGAGCTGACGTCCTCCACGTCAATTTCCACGTCCAGCTCCGGGTCGTCAATGGTGATTTCCTCGCCAGCTACCTGCTCGGTCCTGGCTACGATATTCATGACGGCCTTGTCGTAGGTCTTTGTCCTACCGTCATATTTGCACTGGAGGACGATTCGGTTGATGCCCAGGTACTGCGGCTTCGTGGATGCGTAGTCGCAGAGCAGGAGTGTTTCATCCTCGCGGTCAATAGCCAGCACGCAGCGGCCGGCCATAGCCTTCTGCGCGTCGGAAAAGATGTAGGCCCGGATATCGGTCATGCCGGACCAGTCAAGGGCTACGCCGCCATCCTTGAGGCGGACTTTCAGTCTAATGTCCGAGGTAGCCCGGACGTTCGGGAGTGTACTTGTTCTCATGATTACAGGGTGTATTTGATTGTCAGTGTCGCTCCGTACAGGCGGAACGCGTATGATGTATTGACGTTTGATGTGGTGCGTTTGCCGAACATCTTGAGGCGGACGTCGTTCAGTTCCGCCCGCGTCCAGGTCGCGCTTGGGAGTGTCTTGACGGCCGCCGGCTGCGGGATAAGGGTTGATTCTCCCTTCGGCGTCGTCCCGGAATACATCTGCGCCTGGCGGACGGAAACGTAACTGGAATTCGTTATGGAGGAGTGAAGCTTTGCCTGGCACTCTACTGATACGATTTGCGCATCAGCCGGGATGGACGACGTGTCAAACAGCCAGTATATCCAGGTATCAGCTTCCGAGCCTCTTGTGAGTGCGACCTGGGCGTAGCCGGTCGTATCTGCGTCTTTGTAGGCGTTGGACGGGTTGGATAGCGAATACCAGGAGCCGTCCGTAGCCTTCGGGATATAGGAATACGGGTTGAGTATGACGGTGTACTCCTGCGGCTGCGGCCCAGGCGCGGTCTTTTGGAACACAAGGTCGGAACCGAGATAGACTTTCGCTATCCCGGTGCTGCCGAGGTATATTCCCCCGATTTTCGTTGTGCCGATGTATGACATTTCCAGCTACGTTTCGGGTATGAGGTAGAGTGTATCGCTGTCCTTGTTCGTTATTGCCTGGTAGGCGGCCTCGTCCGCGCACAGGACGACTTTCTTGTAATCACTTGGAACTGCCTGCAGGGCGCTGTCCGCCTTTCCGAGGCTGGTCTGCACGGCGCTCGCCATGTCCGTTTTCGGGATGCCGCCGCTGGGCTTCACGTAGCCGGTGTCATCGGTGCCTTTCGCCCAGGCGCCCGACACCACCTTCAAGACCTTCCCGTTGTCGCTTGCGGACACGGACGGGAGTGTTGATTTTCCGTTCCAGTTTGTGATGTCGTTCGCCGTGATGCCTGCCGCTGGGCTGGCCGTAAACACCGGGTCCGTTTCATTGACAACAGCTGCGCTCCCACTATTCCCGCCGGAATATCCAGTTCCAGGCGTGTCCGTGTTGTAGGCGGTTGAGCCGCTGTATGTAGGCGTCCCTGTCCACAGGGTGTTGAAATCCACGAACTCATGTAGCACTGCGCCCTCCATGATGCCGGAGAACAGGTCAAGGGTTCCGCCCTGCAGCAGGTATGTCGTTCCCTTGTATGTGAACAGGCTGCTCAAGTCAAATGCCACCTTGTTCAGCGGTGCGCACCGACCGTTCAGCGCCCTGGCGGCGCCGTGCCGGTAGCAGAGTATCTGCTGGTGGATAAGGACAGGAAGCGGGACCGTGGCGCCCTGGTCCGTGAAGCGAACCTGGTAAGGGAATTGAGCAGGAGCGCTCCCCGAATACGGATAGTAGAACAGGCCGGCGACGTAGTTTGCAGGCTTCACAAATCCAACCTCCATTGACAGCGCCCCGAAAAGCGGAGTTCGGGATATGTTGACATTGAAAGATGCGTTATTTATCGTCGTCACTTTGTCCCCATCAACGGCCCGCGTAGAAGAAAGACCGACCAGGATTGATTGGACCCTGGCATATACGCCGACGCCGCTGTCGTCCCATCTTTTGTAGATGATATTAGAGAACGTAACAATAAGAAATCCGGACATGATTGCCTTGCACTCGGTAAGATTGATTTCAAGGGCTGTTCCGTATTCGTTCTCCGAATCGTAGTCACGGGTAATTGTATGTTCGTGGTCGTATGCCCATCCCATCCCGGTCCAGTATCGTGTCGTGTTCCCGTCCTCGCTCACGAAGCGGACCTGGTAATCAATTTTTGAGAGGGAGTACTGCGGCGCGGTAACTTTCCCGGTATCGTAGCCTGTGTCAACTATTGAAATCGGGAATTGTGCGAAATTTACGGAAATACGTACTGCGGACGTTCTCGCATAGAAGCGGAAAGACGTTGACGGGTCATTCACGTCCCGGTTTCCCGGAATCATGGCGTACTGCTTCCATCCGTCGGCGCCCTCGCTGTTGATAAGATAATCGTCGGGCTCCCTTGAGTTTGGGTTGAACATTTCGCTTCCGACATCCCACACGGAGTTGCCTGGGCTTGTCAACACGTCCAGGGGGGCGGAGTGAATCGCAACCGGGGCCTCCGAACCGTTGCCTTCAACGAAGCAGCGATAAGCGGAGCCGGGTGTAAATTGGAAGCTGCCCAGCGCGTCAAGCGAAACCTCCTCTTTGAACTTGAAATCCACCTTTTCCTCTATCTGCTTCACGGCCGGGTCAAACTCCAGGGAACCGCCATAGAACTCCAGTGTTTGGATAGGGGTAGCGGACGAATAATGACCCATCTTCGGGATGTTTCGCAGGCAGCAGATAACGCACTTGTTCCCGCCGACATAGCGGAACGCGTAGCCGGTCGCCTCAAGGGTGCGCTCCAGGACTTCGTACCAGTTCATCCCATTAAACAGCTCCGCGTTCACCTGCGCCTCCGTGAGGTAGTCGTCGTTTTCCGTGCATGGTACGTCTGCGCTGTACTGGCCGGAGCCCCAGGATTCCACATTGAACGTCATCGGGAAATCTATGACACTCATTGCCTGGCTGAAAATGTAACGGATTTCAATGAGCCCGTTGCTGTCCGGGGTGACGGAGCCGGTAGCCCGGAAAGGGAAGTCCTTGAGGTGCCCGATGTTGTCACGGGCCGTTATGGTGATAGCTGTCCTGTATCCCAGGTCCTCCTGCCAGCTGTCCGGGGTGATGTAGCCCGTCCAAATGGGCGACGTTGAACTCCCGGATATGGAACGGAGCTGCACCTTGTACAGGGTGGCATCCGGGGTGTAGAACTCGCTCCAGTTTCCCCATTTGGCGGAGCCGGTGTCTGCAATATCCCAGGCATCAACGAGTGAAAATCGCAGCTGCGTTTTGATTATCGGCGCGGTGACGTCGCCCTGGGCGCCCTGGATTTCAAGGACGCAGCCGCAGAGGGTCTTTATGGTCTTTGTCGTGCCAGTGAAGCCCCGCTGGTAGATGTCCAGCTGGTATTCGTGTTCGCGGGTGTTCTTAAACTCCGCCCTGTATTTCAGTCCGTAGTCTGCCATCCTGTTATCTATTCCACTGGTTCTGCGTCTTTTGGCCGGAAAGGAGTATGTCGGAACCCGACAGCCGGCCGGTGACGTACACGGTCATTTCCGTTTGAATAGTCTGCGTCTGCGCAGTGGATGAGCCGCTGGACGAATAGGAGGTTGTCGCGGTGGAGCTGCCGCCGGACCTGGCCAGGGCTGCGAGGCCGCTTTTTGCCGCTGCGCCAATCAGTAGCAGGGTGGTTCCCGCTGCGATTGCGGCGTAGCCATTGAGGCTTTCCAGGGCCTTCTTGCAGGCTTCCACGCCGATGCCCTGGGCTATAAGGATTTCGCCCTCCTTAATTGCCATGTCGGCCAGCGGTGTGAGCAGCGCCTGGACCACCTTGCCGGGGTTGATTTCGGACAGGCCCATGAACTGGTCCGCCAGCTCCTGGATGGCGTCCGAAAGGCCGGCTATCGCGGCGTCCCGGAGGTCGGCCAGGAGGTCCTGCATCCGCTGCAAATCCCCCTCGTACTTGCTGATGAATTCCTCCACAGGGTCGTCGTCCAGCTCAATGTCCAGGTCAACCACCATGTCGTCCAGCTCCTGCATCTTTTCCAGGGGGACGTCAAGCAGGCGCGTCACGTTCTTTTGGTACTCTGCAGACAAGGCTTCCACGTCCATCCCGAAGGCCTGCAGCAGCGCCCGTTCCTGCGTATATTTTTCAGTGAGGATTTGAAGTTCGCTCTTTGCGGATTCCCGTGCCCGTTCCTGGATGCGCTGGGCCTGCTCCATTTGAAGCTCCTCCTCCGACTTTCCACTGCTTCCTCCCTTCTTTGCATTGAGGCTTCCCAGGGTCTGCTTCGCCCGTCGCTGCGCCTGCAGCACCTGGGTATCTACCTTGATTGCTGCGACCTCCGCCTCCGCCATGCCCTTGACAAGTTCGTCGTTCGCCCTGTCGTAGCCCTTTGTCAGCTCCGCGACGTCCTTGATATATTGCGGGGTTTCGGATTCCAGTTTTGCCAGGCGCGGGTCCACCTTGTTGCTCCGGCCGGCGCCGGCTGTGCGGGTGAAGAAGTCGTTGCCGCCGGTGGTGGTGCTGTACTCCTTTTTCAGTCGCAGGTACTCGCGGGCCTGGTTGATAACCTCCCGGTTCTTATTGTACTCCTTGACAAGGAAATCAATATCCTGGTCGTTTTGCAGGCCGGATGCGATTTTGAAATTCTCGCGCATCGCAGCCGCCTCGTCGGCGTAGATGCCCTTCTTGACCTGGCCCAGTTTTTCCTCCAGTTGGATTATCTTGTTCGCGGCCTCCTTGCGCTGGGCGTCGCTCTTGCTTTGGTCTTGCATGATGGCCCGCCACTCCTCTACCTCCTTCTCCGTGGCCGCCTCCTGGTAGCTGTAGCTGATTTTCCGTTCAAAGATTTCATCCAGGACCGCCGCGACCTCCTTCCCCCGGCGGTATGCCTCCGCCATGTTTTGGAACAGGTTGTCCCAGCCTGCGCCGCTGGACAGCTGGCGGACGAACGTCCCGTAGGCCTGCTTCACGCCGGCCATCGTATTGTTCCACGCGTCGCCCCAGCGCTGCGTCATCTTGACGGCATCCGTTGCGAACTTGACGACCGCAGCGGAAACGGCCGCCCAGGCAGCCGCCCCGATAGCGGACATGGACTTCATCGCGCCGGCAAAGGTTTTCGTTTCCTTGTCGGCCTCCTTCATGCCCTTGCTGAAATCGTCCTTTTTCAGCCCGAGCTTTACGAACAAATCACCTATCTTCATAGCTCGCCAAATACCTCTTTGAATATCCTATCAAGCTCCGCCTGCTCCTCCGGGGTGACGTGACAGCTGGCTTGCATTGCGTTCGCCTCCTCTGCGGTCATTTCCTCCCACGGGAGGCGGATATACTGGCGCGGCGTCCTGGCTTTCAGTCCCTTGATATAAGGGTTCATCGCGTAGATGTTGAAGCAGACCCAGCGGGCCAGTTCCATCCTTTCCTGCGCCTCCTTGTTCTTGCCTTCCAGGAGCAACGTGTACTCCCGAAATGTGGTGAAGCCGGCTTCCCGTTCAGTCTTGCCACACCGGCCCACCAGGAAAGCCTCTATCGGCCCGTAGTCCGGGAGCGAAAAAAGCTCTTTTTTTTTACCGGGGCGCCATCCGCCGGCGTTGCCGGTTTATCGGCCGAATTTCGGGCTTTCGCCTCGTCCCTGGTAAGTTGGTCCGCGGTCTTTCCAGTAAGGGCGCACACGGCGAATTTCACGCCTGCTGCAAAGCCTTCCGGGTCGGCGCTCATCCATCCGTGGAAATCGCCGCGGGTGTGTGGGAAATCCTCTACGGTCCCATGCCCGTCAAGCTCCCAGGCATTGAGCGCCGCAAAGTACATGATATCCGCATACCGTTCCATGACCTGGATAACGGTTGCATCCCCGTCCAGTTCGGGCAGGGGTGCGACGGATTGCTGGTACAAAGACAGGCGGGGGGTGAAAAGCAAATCCACCCTCACCCCCTCGCTTATCTCTACCGTCTTACGGACTGGCACCATGTTACGTCAGCGCGGGATAGTGGGTGAGCGCTCCGTCCACGGTGAGGGACACGTTGCGGGTACTGACCGCTCCGAAGTCGTTGGTGTCACCGATTGCGGTCACGACCGCCGTTCCTACCTCGCCGCTGGAGGGCGCCGGGGTGGTATCCGTGGAAAGCGAACCGACAAAGAATTGGACCTTTTGGCCGTTGTACAGGCCCTTGAGGACCTCCGCCTGTGCGCTGTCGCTGTTGTCGGCGAAGATGGTAGCCTCAATCGTGGCGCCCTTCTTGCCGCCGATGAACTGCGCCCATTCGGTGCTCTTGTCGGAAACCTCAATGGCCTCCTGGGTACGGTTCACGGAGTTGCTCTGCTCGCCGGTGAGCCAGGTGTAGGTCGTCGCGGTCCCAATCTTGACGTAAAACTTGTTTGCGTTTCCGAGAATTGCAGACATATTCGTTCGTATTTTTAGGGTTCTTCAATAACTGGTTCTTCGTTGTTCTCCGGCACTGCCGGCTCCTCCTTCACCAGCTCCACCCAGGCCGTGAAGCCCTGGAGCAGGCGATAGATGATTTTTGCGCTGTCGGCGCTCTCCGTGAGGTCCTGCAGCTGGCCGGGGACAATGCCCAGGCAGCGCCACCCCTCCGGGAGGGAGAGCTCCGAGGTGAGGAGTTCAATGTTCGCCTCGTTCATGGCTGCCGTAGCTGCCAGTGATGCGTTCCCGATGCTCTCCACCGTAAACTGGAACTGGCGCAGCTGGCCCTCCTTGTCCAGGCGTTCGCTTTCCGTGATGCTGTGGACCTCAATTCGCGGGTAGAACGCCGTCCTGCCGACGGTGACGCCCGCCCTGGTAAGGCGGGCGACCACGGCCGAATAGAACGGGCCGTAGGCGCTTTCATGGTGCGCCGGCGTCCTGGCGAACAACTTGCTGAAAAGGGTGGCTATGATGCTCATGTCGCGGGGGTGTTACGGATTGTCCTTGCGGTGGCTGCAAACTGGGCCGTAGAGTGGCGGAGGGCTTTCGCTATCGCCTGGGTGACGGAGTTCATCACCCCGCCCAGGCTGCCGCCCTTCGTATTCTTGTTCACGGCCGGAACGAAGAACGGGTGCGGCTGTGTGCCCTTCTTTGCGATAGCTTTTGCCCAGGCCCAGCCCAGGGCCCGCGCCTCCTTCCAGTCTTTGAGGCTGAACTTCTTGTATGCCCAGGCGGCCAGGTCGTCCGGCGGCGGCATCCTGCCGGCCCGGCGCCCGAACTCCACGTACAGCGCATATCCGCTGTTCTTGTTCTGGGTGTCAAAGAAGCCGGCCGTCACCTCGTCCCCCTTCCGCTCCGCGTGACCGCTTTGCATCAAGAGGCCGGAGGCGTTGTTACCATTTCGGACGAGGTTCTTTTGGGCATCCCCGACGATGTTCATGGCCGCCGCTTCCAGCCCTTGCATGGCAGCCTCGCAAACCTTGCTGTCGGCCGCCGCGAGGGCCCTGGAAAGCTCCTCCAGCCCTTCTACCGAAATATAACCGTTCCTGTCCTCCGTCATAGCTGCACAGGGTTATCCACTTGATACCAGCCGGACACGCGCACGACGCGGCCCTGGTTATCCAGGATTTCCGGCTGCGGGAAATGGATGTCGTGACCGCGCCAGGTGATGCCGTTGAACTTGACGTCCGGGACGCGAAATTCCAGGTCCACCCCCACGACGTCAGCCTGCTGGAAAGTGAGCATCGTCTTTGTGCTGCTCATTTGCCGGACCTCCGCGTACAGCTCCAAAACAACCTCCGGCTCACCGAAGGAGGCATGGCCGAACTCGTCTGCCGTCGCCTCCGCCCATGTGAGCTGGATAAGGTCGTTATATCGCCGGGCGCCCCGGTGTTCGCGTATGGACGTCATCGCATGGCCTCCGTCAAGATTTTGTTCAACTCCTGCGTTTCCGCGCCAGCTTCATCGGCCGTTGCGTAGCGGATTACCGTATGGTACAGGATATCCCTGTCGCCATCCGTCGGCTTCGTCGTGTAGGTGATGCTGACTTGGATGCCGCGCCGGTACACCAGCACTCGCCCGCCAGGCAGGGGGTCGAACTGGACGGCCTGGCCGGCCGCGTCGGTGCAGCCGGTTATGTCGCCTCCGCCCATGTACAGGCGCACCACGCCAGTCGCCTCCGGCACAACAGCAGTCACCCGGCACTCCGTTTCCAGGAAGGGCCGGTCGGCGTACTGCTGGACGGCCAGAGCCGCTTTCCGCAGGATGCGCGTGAGCATGGCGTCCCGGCTGTTGTCGGGGATGCTGGCGTACTGCTTGAAGTCCTCCAGCATCCCGCGGCAAAAGCCGTCCTCTACATGTATGACCTCCAAAGGTGCCATCGGTCAGTCGGTTAGCCGTTGCTCGCGGCGGCGGCTTCGGTGTTCGGGTGGGTTTCCACCTGGCCGCTGGCGTTCACGGCGCCGGCGAGTTTCGCCAGCGGGCCGTCGGTGTTGATGGCGGCGATGGAGGTGGCGCAGGACGCGACCCAAATGACGCCCTTCTTGTCCGGGGCCTTCACCAGCAGCTGGAGGCTCTGGCGGAGATAGACGTCCCAGCCGTCCTTCGCGGCGTTGCGCACGATTTCCAGTTCGTAGGTCGGGCGCTTCTTGATGCGTGCCACGGAGATATCCGCGAGCAGCATGGTGTCGGCGGTCATGGCGCCGGACGGCACGATGCGGACACCGTAGATGGTCCGGGTGGCCGGGTCGTAGAGGTCGTGACCATTGAGGTCCTTTTCCCCGATAAGGGTGGCGAAGTCAGCCCACGGGACGAAGCAGTGGGTGAGGCGATAGCCCTCCTTGCCGGCCTGGGCGATGGCGTCCTTGATAAGGTCGGAGCGCTGGGCGTCCTGGTAGGAGCCGATGCCGGAGAACGCGGTCGCCTGGGATTTGAGGCCATAGACCTTCTTCTGGGTGGTGCTGTTGGTGTCGGCACCCTGGCCGGCGAAGATTTCGGCGTCGGCGAAGGCTGCGAGCTTCTCCTGGGCCTTCCCGCGGGCCCAGTCGTACAGGGCCGTGAAGAAGTCGGTCACCTCGCTGGACAGGAGCAGGTGGGCTCCGTACTTCGCCATCTTGCGGCTCTTTTCCTCCGCGGCGGCGTTGCCGTCCGGCAGGGCTGCCAGCTCGTCCACGTAGGCGGTCTGGTCGGTGTAGGTCCCCTCAATCCAGTGGACGAACAGGGCGTTCACGGTGTCGGTCGGGAGGGTTGCGTAGAACGCGAACACAGGGCGCGGAGCGCCGGCGATGTTCGGGTCCAGGGCGCCGCCCCAGCCGATGCGGGTCACGTCGCCGGCCACGGTGATGTCGTAGTCGGTCTTGACCTCCGGCGCGAAGTTGAACTCCAATTTGAGGGAGCCGGAGTTCTTTTTGAGCAGGGCCTGGATATCGTCCTTGCGCTCCTCCACGGCGGACTTGAAGGCGCCGATGAAGGTTTCACGGGCCCGCTCCTGGAGCTGGGCTTTGAGCGCGTCAATGGTGGCCTGCTGGTCATTGACGGACTTGTCCAGGTTGTTGATTGCGGCTTCCTGGGCCTCGTTCTTCTTCTGGAGCGCCTTGATTTCCTCCATCTTGGCGTTCACCTCGGCAGCTGCCCTCTCGGTGGCCGCCTTTTCGATGCTTTCACGCATCGCCTTGATTTCTTCTGGGGTCATGATGTTTTGAGGTTTGGGGTTGTTGTTTTGATTGTGGTTCGGGTCTGCTTTGGCGCTCACGATGATTGCGCTGGGATTGGCAGCGATAGTCACCGGGGACACCTCATACACGGTAATCGCGTCCAGGATGCGGATATCGTACTCGTATCCCTCGCGCTTTTCGTAATGGTAGCGGTCCGCCCGGTAGCCGATGGAAAACTCCTTGATGGCGCCGGTGCGCAGGAGGATGGCCGCGTCC